TTGATGGAAACGGTCATGAAAGCGAGACATCAGCTTTGAAATAGCCCAACCACCTCCTGTGATTGCGCTAATGACAGATGTCAAGCCCAAAGCAATGTACTCTGGTCCCACAACGATAACTAGCTTCTTTTCTATATTGTAAATCTTAGTAATCCACCTGAAGCTTACCGCGTTTCATTAGTCCATTAATCAACCAGACGAGGGCGTCAACGCAGTCGTCATGGGAGCTTACACCGAAATTTGTCATCTCTTCAAACAACACCGTGAAATTCCTGTAGCGATTAAAGATAACCTTTCGATCCTCAAAAAGTCCCATCACACCACGGAACCTGGCAAGTTTATCTGCACGGAATCCTTTGATTGCATGCCATACCAAGTTATACAAATTTTCATTATTTAAACAGATTCTCTTGAAGTCAGCTTCAAGTGAAGCCTGGTAAGCAACGGCTTCTGAGTAGATGTCACAGGTGGAAAAGGTGGGGAAGTAGTTTTCATTCGCATCTTTACCAATGACGGACCAGTCATATAGAAGTTCTTTTAGAGCGTCAAGTTTTTCAAGGTTGCCCATTGCTCGCATACGTCTGTAATCAATGATGTGAATTTTATCTCCAATCCTTCCGCCCAGAACAAATACTGTGTAATCGTTTTTCTCTTTTGTACCAGCAGATAGATCCACTCCTATGCCAAGCGTATCAAATTCAGTTGCAATCTCAGCTTTAACAAGTAGTTCTGGCGCCAGGGATAACTCGTTTTGTCTGACGATTTGATTCATGTACTGGAAAGAAAAAGCAATAGGTGCTTGCCGTTTCTTTTCTTTCAAATATTCCAGGGACCACATCTCAGGCCAGTACGACTCCTCCTCACCCGTTTCCTCATTGTTTTGAATTGCTGAACAATACAATTTGCATCCAATTGTTTTGAGGGCAGAAAGTCGTTGCATGGATATCGTCATGCCTAAATCTGGTACCAAGGCAGATTGCCCTGCCACCTTCAAACATTGTCGGTGAGATAACCGCATTCCAGTTATCCTGCATCGTCTTACGGATGTCGGGATTACCTATATCTGCAGAGCTTTTGATTGGGTCGTCAATTATACACAAATGGGATCGCTTAGAGGTAACTGAACCTTTCAAGCCCGCAGCGCAGAGAGTAAACTGTTCTTCACCTGTTGTGTCAATACCTGCAAATTTATGATCAATAGACCAGTACTCATTACTTGTTACGTTTTTAAGTAATCGAACAGATGGAAATACATCTTGATATCTTTTACTATCAATAATACGTTTGATGGTTGCAGATTTAGATCTTGCAATATCAACTGTATAAGACAAGTAAAGAATTTGAAGAGGTTTCTTTGCTGTTGTGTGCACACCAATTGCCCATGCAGTGAATAAACCCAACACGGTACTTTTGGCTGAACCTCTGGGACCAAGTAAATCAATATTTGGTCCGGCAATTTTTACAAGACAATCAGTATCTTCATTCGTTATCAATTGTTTATGCCATTCTTTGTGATGCGTTGCCGGTGGTTTATCTGCTACGTACTCACAAAAGAAACCAAAGTCTTCTCTTGCACGCTCCAAGAGGTCTTCATTTTTACTCTTACGGATCTTGTGTTTTTGGATAGCAGCTTTTGCATTCCGTCTATAAGCAAGATGAAGATGAGAAGGCACTGTTTAGTTTAACTGCTTGTTAAATACTATCAGATCGATTACCCCTCTGTCAGTTATTACCATATACCGTCTTTAATTGCTTGATCAATTGTTACCCCTTGCGGAAGCAACTCACTTCTCCAAAGCCCATCTTGAGCAATGAAATAATCTCTTGGATCATTTCTGGGACCCAATTGATTCATTAGTTTTGAATAACGACCTGCCAGATTCATTTTTTATCTTTTTTAAATTTCTTAGCTGCTTTAGACGCGCGTTTAGCCTTGGCTTCATCTAATGCATCTTTACGCTTTTCATTATCACTCTTATCAGTGCCATCTTCCTTCTTGGCATTCTTATTCTTGAAGTACTCAAGAAGTTGCGGTGGCATCTTACCTTTAGCCATAATCTTTATCCTTGTTGCATCTGAGCGTTAAGCAGCTGCTGGAACGCCTCAGGATTAGCTCCTGTGCTCTCCTGGCGATTCTTAGACATCTGTCGCACCATCTCCATCAACCTGCTGGGGATCAATGCTCTGAGGCCCCTTCTGGTTGCCGCTGCTGTGGTTGCATGTTATTTAATCTTCATATTGTATTTTAGCCCATACAGACATTGATGCTTCCTGCAAGGGACCTTCTATTGGATCATCTTTAAAGATTGCACCAAGCTCTCGTAGTGCTCTGTCAGCACCAGTCATCAGCAAACCCTTGCGATCCTTAGAAGAAATAAACGAATCCACCTGCGCAATAGTGCTACGTAATTCTTTCTGCATTGCCGCGATGCGTGCAACACCTACGTCACGCTTAACTGCAGCGGATTCAATATCAGCCCTAAGTTTACGAATATCTTCTTGCATCTTCTCGATCTCATCAATCAAGATTGCAAGATGATCAGGCTTGTCAAATTTCTGATGAATCCAATCATCGACAGCTGTAATGCTGCCGTTGTATCCCAAAAACCTTGCATAAAGATACACTTGAACAGAAGAAAACATTTCTTCTGCAAAAAGCGTAAAAAGATTCTTGGGATGCAGAGTCTAGATTGTCGTACCAGTGCTCAAAGACTTTAATATCGATAAGCTCGTTGGGCCTGCCCGTAATCTCGGGCTTCGTCTTGTTGGCTGAACTCTTGAGATTGAGTCGCTGATTTTCTCTGCTCCTCAGCTCCTTTACCGATAGTTTCTCGTTCCTGGGCACCAGACTCCTCCATCTTCTTCTTGGAAAATTCGTAGGCTACTCCGGCAGCTTGACGATATTTGTCAAGATCAAACCAATCGTCATCAGAATATGTGAGATCGACGTTAGCAGCCATTTGAAATCAACCGATCAGAAGTTACTCATCATAGAAGCAAGGCCTTGTGCGTACACATCGCGACGGCCTTCAACGGACTTTTGGCGTTGTTGACGCTTTTTGGATCCTTCCAGTTTGTCAAGCAGTTGCTGGAACGTTGCCAGATCTACTGCAGCATCTTGATCGTAATTAAGAGTCATTGTTTTTATTTTGTGGCGTTTCTTAAATTATAACTTATATCATCTTTAAAACTGGAAGGCTGAAATTAAACTTCCATAAATACCTTTTTCTCTATCCATACGGGCAGCATCACGAACAGTTTGACCTTTGATTTCTTCGCCCTGGATATCAAATTCACCGCCAATAGTAGCAACATCTTTTGCAGACTGTCCACGAATTGTTTCTACATCTTTGAGTCCAGCATTAACAATAGCCTGTAAATCAAGTGCACCTTTTGTCCTAATGTTTTCAACACCAAGAGCAGACTCTTTCCCCCTATCTGCAACATAAGTTGTGGCTTCTTTTTGGCGGTCTGCTGTGTATTTTGTTGCACCAGCGCCGATGGTTGCTACTTCGGTTGCTGTCCTGCCTTGTATTTCTGCAATATATTTATTAGATTGATTTCTCATATTTTCAATTTCTTTATTAATATTTGCTACATCAATCGTTTTTTGATAGTCGTATTCGAAAAGGAGTCATTCCTTCCGGTTCATACGGAGCAGCCCAATTACTTTCAGTGGGCACATAAGAGGGACCTCGGTCTGTATTTACAGCTTTAGTTGAATCTACGTAACCAGAGGAAATTTCATCATACAAACCAGAAATACCTCCCGGTCTGTTATTTGGATGTAACCTATTTAAGTCTTCGTCCAGCCAAGTTTTAATTTGAGAAGTACTATAACCAGCCTTTTTGGCAGCTTCGTAATCTTTATGCCCGAAGGTTTCGTATTGTCCGTAACGCTTGGAAATTGATTCTAATGAAGGTCTTGCCATTGCTTTTAACTATTTATTGTCTTTATTTTAAATCAAGTGTAATTGGGACGCCCTTCGATCTTACCCGGACCCCTACCAAATGTTCCGGTATACATACCTGTTTCAGGGTTTACATTTTCTTGACCATAATAAGATGCCATTTTTTTACGATAGTCGTCTTGTGTTAAACCTGCAACATTGCCCGGTTTTGCCATGATATCTTGAGTGACAAAAGCAGTAATATCATTTGGGTCTCTTATGCCAACCCCCTGGATATAATTTCTATAGTTTTGTAAATTGAAAAATGGAATAGCACTTCCAGTTGCTTGTTGATAGGCACCACCAATCAAGGCATCATAATTACCGGGTTCTGGTATTTGAATTTCTGGTGGATTTAATCTATTGGCAACAGTAGATCCAGCGGTAGCTTGCAGTAAGCTTGCAAAAGCTTTATTTGCCTCTTCCAGATCACCAGTTCCTTTTATATCAGAAAGAAGATCTTCAAATAATTGGGTACCAGCCATTGTTATGCTCCCATTAAATTAAACTGTGAACGATATTTACCCGCTACATTTGGACCGGGAAAACCACCCATCATTCTGCGGCCCCACGCAACCTGATCAGGTGACATGCCAGACTCGATCATGTTATACATTGCGCGATCCCTCTGCACTTTTCCGGCAGCAGGATCAAATGCTTTAAAACCAGTAAAGGCAAGGTCACGCTCAAAACTTAACTCTGGACCTAACAAAGATAAACCTGCATTAAAAGCAAGTTCTCTTTCTTTTTGTTCGGCTGCCTCTTCAGCAGCTTTTTCCTTTGCACGTGTCTGAGTATTAGTCGCGCGTGCTCCCAAAAAACCGGTTGCAAGGCTTCCTGCAAGTGTCGTACCTCCAAGAATCGCTGCAGCTCCTAAACCAAGTGCCATTTAAATGCTGCCTCTTCAAGACTTTACTACTTGTTTCATTATTTTTATTTATACGTCCTATTAACTATTAAACACGATAAGTGTTATATGGCATTGCTAAAGACCACCAATATTATAAGGTCTTTGTGCCTGATCTAATCTTGCTTGCGCTCCAGCCAGCCTGCCTTGATTATACATTCCAACGCCTCGGGCAATAGTATCAGGTAATTTAAGTAATGAGTTAACCGCTGCACTATAAAGAACTGATTCCTTTCCTAGTTCTTGCGCTAGTTTAGCCTCTTCTTTTTTAAAAGGTGCAACGGCTGCATACGCCTCTGCAATTCGTTTGGGATCGCCTTGATACCTATTCTCAAAGAGATTTATGGCAAGCATTTGTGACATCGGATCTAACTTACTTATCTGGTCAAAATCAAGACCAGAGCCAAAAGAAGAAGAACTTCCCCCTGGCATAAAAGCACTATAATTTGTATTAAATCCTGCCAACACATTTGGTGCAGAGGTAGGAAAAGTATTCGTTAGATCCGTATCTAACAAACTGAAATTATAAGGAGTACTTTTGCTCATGATCACCCAAAGCTAATTGATGGTGCTTGAAGCACAGATCCTGCATAAGGATTAGAAGTTAATGCAGTGCGAACTGTGGCACCAGTTTCTGCTTGTGCTCCAGTTGCTAATTTACCTGCTGTAGCTAAAGTACCAAGGCGAGCATACTGGTTACCCATTGTGTTAACCATTGCTTGATTGCGCACCAGCTCATTATTCTTTGCTTTTTCAATCAAAGGCATGTAGCGTTGCTGATTTAAAAACAGCTGATCTGACATTGCCTTATTGAGAGCAATCATGTTTTGCGTATCTGCTTGCATAGCATCTGTACGCAAACGCTGTTGCAAAACTCCAATTTTCTCTGCAGCAGCTAACTGAGAGCTGAGTTCTCCTTCTTTACCAGTAGTAGGGTCTTTTGTAATTTGTCGTTTCAAGTATTCTGCACCGCTGGCAGCAGCTGGCGCACCAAAGAGACCACCAGTCACTGCACCAAGAAGCTGACCGATTGGTTTCAACCTACCTGGAAGTAACATGCCCCCGAGTGCACGTCCACCCATTGCGGCTGCACCACCGCCAGCAAGAGCAGCAACAGCACCTGTAGGACGACCCCTCTGCGTACTCTTCAGAGGCAACACCAATGGCAGGAAGAACCCCTCCCAATAATGCAGCACGGGGAAATAAAGCAGAAGAACCAAAGTGCTTCAAGGCCTTGTTTGGCAGCTTTTCCTGCTTGCATCCGAGCGTAACGAGCACGTGTACCAGGGCGTCGTCCTTTTTTAGCAGCTTCAACTTCTTTAGCAGCCATTTCAGCCGCCCTTGCTTCAGGTGAAGAAGGATCGTACTGAGAAGAATAAGGATTTCCAGCTAAAGGGTA